TAGATATAATGCGCCCCGCCTCCATGTAGCAATCGAGGCGCGGAAGATCGTCATCTCCGGTGAGGTGGCTGGACTTCAAATCCAGTTGGGGCCGCCAGCGGTCCCGGGCAGGTTCGACTCCTGTGATCTTCCGCCAAAATTCCTCCGCTTTCATCCGAGAACGTCTAAAAATCCTTTATTTTCAACGTATATAGCGAATCACTCATCCGTGACCGTCCGACAAGATCTCCCTGAATCCATGAAAAATATGTATAGTGATGTGTATAGGTTTTTTATACACATTTTTGACTTATACACATGGCACTTACAGACATACAAATTAAACGAGCAAAACCCCAAGACAAACCCTACACATTGAACGACGGGCAAGGCCTGTCATTACTCATCAACCCAGACGGCTCAAAGGGATGGCGCTTCCGTTTTCGTTTTGCCGGTAAAGCGCGGCTAATGTCATTTGGCAGCTACGACCTTGTAAGCCTCGCAGAAGCACGTGAAAAACGAGATACAGCCCGTAAGCAGGTAGCAAACGGCATAGACCCAGTAGAAGAACGTAAAGCTCAAAAGCTAGCGCAGCAACTCTCCACGGAGAACTCATTCGAGGCCATATGTCGAGAATGGCACATTAACAAAGCTGACCGCTGGACAGTGGCATACCGTGACGAAATCATTAAAACCTTCGAGCAAGATGTTTTCCCGTTCATTGGCAAACGTCCTATCAGTGAGATCAAACCTTTAGAATTGCTTGAGGTACTACGACGAATAGAGAAACGTGGGGCGCTGGAGAAAACAAGAAAAGTGCGTCAAAGATGTGGCGAGGTCTATCGCTATGCAATCATAACTGGCCGTGCTGAGTATAATCCTGCACCTGATTTAGCTATCGCGCTGGCCGTTCCCAAGCAAAAGCACCATCCATTTTTATCCGCTGAAGAGTTGCCTCACTTTATTCGGGATTTAGAAGCGTATACCGGCAGCATCATCACGAAAAATGCAACTAAGATAGTTATGCTTACCGGGGTACGAACCCAAGAAATGCGCTTTGCTACATGGGACGAAGTAGATCTTGAAAAAGGGTTATGGGAAATCCCTGCAGAAAGGATGAAAATGCGTAGGCCGCACATTGTCCCTTTGTCTACTCAGGTAGTAGACCTCTTTAAGCAGCTCAACCCTATTACCGGTCATTACCCATATATATTCATTGGCAGAAACAACCGTAGCAAACCGATCTCTAAAGAAAGCGTTTCGCAGGTTATCGAGTTACTTGGTTACAAAGGACGTGCTACAGGTCACGGGTTTAGACATACGATGTCGACGATCTTACATGAACAGGGATTTGACAGCTCCTGGATTGAGTTACAATTAGCGCATGTCGATAAGAACAGTATTCGTGGAACCTACAATCACGCTTCCTATATTGAGAAAAGAAGAGATATGCTCCAATGGTATGCAGATAATTTATATTTCTTGGAGATATGTGAATGAAGGAAATGACATTCCGATTTACAGAAGCACTTAAAAGGCTTGCCTTTGAACATCACGATTACTGTTGTTCATGTTTATACAAATTTGAAAAAGGTGATACAGCACATCACGGTTTTGACGATATTCAAACCCCTCTTTACGTATGTGACAAGTGTTTATATAAATTATCAGAGGTGGTGATAAGAACATACTTTACCCATCGACCATATGAAGTCCCTGAGAGTCAAAATAGATTATGGCGTTACATGGATTTTACAAAATACATGAGTTTATTATCGACAGGAAAAATGTATTTCACGCGCAGTGATCATTTTGATGATGTTTTTGAAGGGGCGAAAGGATATCTTTCAAATAAAGAAAAATGGGATAGCCATTACTATGATTTTTTTCGGGAAAGTATAATAAACCCTCCCAATGGCAATGCCTGCCCGTATTCAACTGAGGAAGTTGATAGGCAAGCAAAAGAATTACTGGCCCATTTAACGGAAAATGGTGCAATGGATAAAAAGTCGACTTTCATTAGTTGCTGGCATGAAAACGAGCACGAATCCGAAGCGATGTGGCGTCTTTACTCCAGTTTCTTACCTAACGCTATAGCGATTAAGACTTCTTACGAGAGGCTATATACTTCGCTAGGTAAAAACCCAGAGATTATGATTGGGAGAGTGAAATATATTGATTATCGAGATTCGTTCTCAGATATAAATTCATCGTTCTGGAGAAAAAGGAAGTCGTTTGAGCATGAAAAAGAAGTAAGGGCAATGATGATTGATCATAAGGATTCAGGTGTAGGTAAGTCAGTTGAGTGCAACCTTGAAACACTAATTGAGGAGGTGTTAATTTCACCAACCTCACCCCAGTGGTTTTATGAATTAGTCTCGGATATAAATAAAAAATTCGAACTTAATGTTCCCGTGAAAAAGTCTGAACTTCTTGAGCTACCCTTTTATTAAACTCAACTCTCTGCGCGCAATGCTCTCCCCGCCACGCCTGCCCGCTTAAGAGGTCGCTTTTAATGCAGGTGCATTAACGGCCTCAGGGCTCGCCAGTGCTGGCTCTGGCGGGGCATTACGTGTCGGCAAAACGAATGCAAAACCATGCACCTTAGGATGCATGGCTTTTTTACGGAAAAATGGCGGGATTTACGGGGATTTTTTGACGGGCTACTGCGCGGCCAGTTCTGCGCGCTGGCGAGCAAAATTCAGGTTCTGTGCGGGTGTGAATTTTTCACGATTATCATCGCGTGAAGCCCCGTCAGGCCTGAATCCGATGGCTGTTAAAATGTCATTATCCTGCGCAGAATAATTAATTTTTTCACCGGCGACCAGCCAGACATTTAGTGCCTCTCGCAGATAGTCGACCGAGTGCTGCATGGCGCAGTTTCTGACGGCGGGATGCTGGCTGTTATAGCCCATTAATTCAGGCGCGAGCGCTGCGGCCAGCTCCGCTCCGTGCACCTGCATAAAATCATTCAGCCGGTTACGGATGCTGATACGATGCACCTCCTCATGCGACCGGATATAGCGACCGGCAGCCTGATTAATTTCCCATTTCTTTACCCCAATAATATCGCGAAGAGTTTGCAGGCTTCGGCCGCTGCGACTGTCACCCTCAAGCTGTTCGCGGTATGCCTGTTCGGCCTGCGTCAGTTCTTCCCTGCGTTGCAGCCAGGCGGATTTATTTGCCTCACAGGCCTCAAAGGCTTTCTGTAGCGTCAGTGTGGTCACGTAAGTTTCTCCTGATGACTGGTCATGCTTAAGCGCCAGCACGGTTAACGGTGGCCGCCGGTTCGGACGCAGGAATGACCGGCTCTGTCGCAGGTGAACGGATAACCCCGTCAACGGATTCAAGCGTGCGGAAAGTTGCCGAGCACTCGATATTCACGCACTGGTGGTAGCGCTGTTTGACGTTCTCAGACAGATAACGACTGGTGCGGGCGTGCGCACCAGTTTTGCAGAACGGACAGTGAAACATGCTTATGCCCCTGTCTTAGCTTCGTCATGTGCAGCCAGCTTTTGGGCGAGCATGTTTCGCTTAAGTGGACTGCGTAACAGTTCCATATCCACGCCGGTAATCTGTGGCCGCTGCATACCGGTCACGGATAAAACCGGTTCCTGTTTCATATCGAAGTGATACAGACTGCCCTGATGGTTGAGGGCATCACGCAGTTCACCGATGGCCACAGATTGCGGTGCGCTTTCCCCCTTCATTTCCAGGGCACGAATGCGCAGTAGGAAAGCGCGAATGAGCGCGACGGGAACAGCGTTGATAGCCTTAACCCATTCCGCCCCGGCGTAAGCGGTAAACGCTTCACCATGTGCAGAGCGATATTTATTGCCGGTGGAGCAGGCATTCAGCATGGCACGACTCCGGTCAGTCTCCAGCTCCGCAATCAGGCCGGTGAACTCGTCGGCCAGCTCCCGACTGGCGATACGCTTGCTGTGCTCCGTTTTCATTTCAGGAGTGAGATTACCGCGCAGGGTACGGAAGCGACTGCGCCAGTCCTGTTCCGCCTCTGCGCTCTCATCGAGGGCGATCTGTCGCTCCTGCTTACAGCGTTCAATTGATGTATCGATCTCTTCCAGCTTTTCCATGCTGGCTGCGTGGTTGTCTCTGGCCGCAGTGAATACGGTCAGTTTAGCGGTAATGTGCTTCTCGCTTTCCGCGTTTTGTTTAGCGACAACGTTCTGCAGGGCAGAAATGACTGTTTCGGGTTTCATGTTCAGGCTCTCCGTATGTTCAACCTGAAATGATTCTGCCCTTCATCACACAACATCTCGATTCATTGCGGTTGTGGCAGTTCTGGCACAAGCAAGGGGGTAAAACCCGGCTGGCCAGAAAAAGGTCGAAGGAAAACCCTCTCTGTGTTTGTTTTTTACTGTTAACTATTCACCACTGTTCACCTTCAATAAAAATATAAGTAATACAGTATGTTAAAGGGTGAACAGTTGAGGGGCTGACTGTTCACCGTCTGTTCACCACTGTTCACCGGCTTCCTGTTCAGCTGAGTTTTTGACTTAGACTTTTTTGTATTAATAAATTAAAAAAAACCATAAAAATGAATAATAGATAGTGCAATCAGGTGCAACCAAATGCCAGCATATACAATAGCTTTGCCAGTGTTTGCCATTCACCTGTTAACAATTTGTTGTGCAGTGAGTCGGTGCAAAATGACTTGTTGCCCTGAGATAAAATATTCACAAAATAGAGAGCTACCCGAGGCCGGACGGACACGACCGGCACTGTATGGACTTTATGAGGTAGCCCGATGCACACCACTTTTTCTTCCCCGTCTTCTGCGCCAGTCGCCCCACCAGTGCCGTTTTCTGACGCCGTTCAGGAGCGCTTTATTCGCCTGCCCGAAGTGATACACCTGTGCGGCCTGTCCCGTTCGACTATTTATGACCTCATCAGCCGGGAGGCTTTCCCGAAACAGATCTCACTTGGCGGTAAAAACGTGGCGTGGGCGCAGTCAGAAATCACCGCATGGATGGCCGAGCGGATCGCCAATCGTAACCGGAGCTGTGACGCATGATGATGGCCGTTCTTCTGAAAGCCCCTTTTTCTGGCTTGCTTCCGTTCGTCATTTCCAGGTATAGTTTTCCCGCTGTCGCAAAATCGACAGCCGGGATTTGCAGCCCGTGTAACTCAATGGCGACACCAGACGCGCCATGCGTCTTTTTTTACGTCGTAGCTCAGGCACACCCATTTTTCGGGCTGTGGTGTTTACACCGTGGTTTCTGTCAGATAATGGTGGTCCGGGCGGGGCAGCCTTCGGGCTGGCCGGTATCCATTGAGGCCGGTACTGCAAACCCTGTTCGGGCCACCACCCATGAGATTTGCAGCTCCGGTGGTGGCGATAACCGCTACTCAATGGAGGTTGCCCTTATGGCTACGATCCTCACCTCGTCACACCCGCAATTTGTCTTCGTGTTTGCCGCCGTTCGCCGCGCAGACCGTAAACCCCGTATCTGTATGCTCCGCACCATTGCCGGTGACGAGCACGCCGCACGTCTTTCCCTCGTTCGTGATTACGTCCTCTCGTTTGCTGGCCGTCTGCCGGTTGCGGAGGGACGCGCATGAAACACACCACCCTCAGCATTAAAGAACTCGAATGCCTTGAGCACCTGCGTAACGTCGGCCACTTTGTCAGCGCGATGATGCAGGAGCAGGACTGCACCACCCTCCGCCGCGACCCTGCGCAGCAGTCGCAGCTCACCTCCGTGATTTACCTGATGACCGCCCAGCTCGACGGTGTGGTCGAGCGCTGCAATCAGCGCTGGCTGACCGGGGAGGGTAACGTATGAAAAAGCCTTTGCCGCCTGTATTGCGCGCCGCCCTGTATCGTCGTGCCGTGGCCTGTGCCTGGCTGACCCTGTGCGAACGTCAGCACCGCTATCCTCAGCTCACGCTCGATACGCTGGAATGTGCTATTGCCGCTGAGCTGGAAGGGTTTTATCTGCGCCAGCACGGCGAGGAAAAAGGCCGTCAGATTGCCTGTGCGCTGCTCGAAGATTTAATGGAAGCCGGACCACTGAAAGCTGCGCCGTCGCTGTCCTTTCTCGGGCTTGCCGTAATGGATGAACTCTGCGCCCGTCATATCGATACGCCGGTTGTGCACTGAGGGAGAAAATAACAATGAAAATGAACGTAACGGAAACCGTAAAACTGGCGTGCGGCCACTGGCCGCGCATTCTCCCAGCGCTGGGCGTACCGGTTATCAAAAACCGTCATCAGGCCTGCCCGGTGTGCGGCGGCTCTGACCGCTTCCGCTTTGATGATAAAGAGGGGCGCGGGACGTGGTTCTGCAACCAGTGCGGCGCGGGTGACGGCCTTAAGCTGGTCGAAAAGGTGTTCGGCGTGTCGCCCTCCGAGGCCGCCGGGAAGGTGAACGCCCTGACCGGCTGCCTGCCGCCGGTTGCTGAGGATATTATTGCCGCCGCGGATGCTGAAACTGACGCCAGCCGCAAAGCCGCTGCCACGCTTGCCGCTTCACTGATGGAGAAGACCCGCCCGGCCACTGGCAACGCCTACCTGACCCGCAAGGGCTTTCCTGCGCTCGAATGCCTGACGCTGACCACCACACACAAGACCGGCGGCGTGACGTACCGCGCCGGTGATTTAATCGTGCCGCTGCAGGACGACACCGGCGCGCTGGTTAACGTTCAGCTCATTAACGCTGATGGCCTGAAACGCACCCTGAAAGGCGGAGCGGTAAAAGGGACATGGCACCTTATCGAGGGGAAAAAAGAAGCGGGAAAACGGCTGTGGATAGCGGAGGGCTATGCGACCGCGCTCACCGTGCATCACCTGACTGGTGAAACCGTCATGGTGGCGCTCTCGTCCGTGAACCTCCTTTCTCTGGCGAGCCTTGCCCGGAGTCAGCACCCGGCCTGTCAGATTATCCTCGCTGCCGACCGTGACCTCAGCGGGAACGGCCAGACCAAAGCCGCAGCAGCCGCACAGGCCTGTGAGGGCACGGTTGCCCTTCCGCCGGTATTCGGTGACTGGAATGATGCGTTTATGCAGCAGGGGGAAGACTCGACGCGCAAAGCGATTTACTGTGCCATACGGCCACCGGCACAAAGCCCGTTCGACACCATGAGCGAGGCGGAATTTACAGCCATGAGTACCAGCGAAAAGGCAATGCGGGTGCATGAACATTACGGCGAAGCGCTGGCCGTGGACGCCAACGGCCAGCTCCTGTCCCGCTATGAAGCCGGGACGTGGAAAATTATCCCGCCGTCGGACTTTGCACGCGACGTGGCCGGGCTGTTCCAGCGCCTGCGCGCCCCGTTCTCGTCGGGGAGAATTGCCTCCGTGGTCGATACCCTGAAACTGATTATTCCCCAGCAGGCCGCCCCCGCGCGTCGTCTGATTGGCTTTCGCAACGGTGTGCTCGATACCTTCACCGGCGTGTTCAGTCCGCACAGCAAATCGCACTGGCTGCGCACACTGTGCGACGTGGACTTTACCCCGCCGGTGGAGGGTGAAACGCTGGAAACCCACGCGCCGAACTTCTGGCGCTGGCTCGACCGTGCGGCCAGCGGCAACGCTGAAAAACGCGACGTGATTCTGGCAGCCCTGTTTATGGTGCTGGCGAACCGCTACGACTGGCAGCTCTTTCTCGAAGTCACCGGACCCGGTGGGAGCGGAAAAAGTATTCTGGCCGAAATTGCGACCCTGCTCGCCGGGGAAGATAACGCCACGTCAGCGACCATCGAAACGCTGGAATCACCCCGCGAGCGCGCAGCGCTGATTGGCTTCTCACTGATACGTCTGCCAGACCAGGAGAAATGGAGCGGTGACGGCGCAGGACTTAAGGCCATCACCGGCGGCGATGCCGTGTCGGTTGACCCGAAATACCGC